AGTTCGTTGAGCATTTCGACGATCGGCCCGAGGGCATCGCCCAAAATCCCGGGGCTGTCGACGCCCCTGGCCTGGATCGTCGCAGCACCCGCAACATCTCCAAGCTCCTCGCGGATATCTGCGGCCAATCGCACGAACCGACGGCGCACTGTAGCGAGGTTATCCTCCCCAAACGCCTCGGAAATCCCGGTGTCCAGCGCTTCCGACAGGGTTTCCCGGACGAGGTTTTGCAGGCGCGTCAATGCCTCTTGCTGCTCGACGCGGCTCTGGTTGAGCATCTGTTGCGTGGCCGCCCTGACCTTGCCGCCGAGCGTCTCCTGGTCGCGCGCCGCCTGGCGGCTGGCCTCGGCATAGCGCCGCATCGCCTCGCCCGCGCGATCGGTGGCGTCGCGCATCGCGGCGATGCGCTCGTCATTGTCCTCGATCACGAAGGGCAGCGCCGCCAACGCGGCCGACAGCACGCCGAGCGCGATGCCCACCGGGCCGCCAAGCGCCCTGACACCGGCACCGAGGATCGTCAGGCCCCGGCCCGCATCGCGCGCCGCCCGGCCCCAGCCGATCAGGCTCGACGCAAAGCGCATCGCGATCAGCGTGCCGATCGCCTGCCCCAGATCGCCCGCGTTTTCGGCGGCAAAGGCCAGCCCGTCGCCCAGCACCCGCCCGAAGGCGCGCAGCCCTTCCTGGGTGCCCGGATCGCGCAGCACCTGCGTGATCGCGGTCATCCCGTCGGTCACACCTTCGAGAAACCCCGACTGCGCGAACTCGCGCTGCGTGAGGGTGATCTCGTTGCGGAACCCCGCGAAATCCGCCGTCGCCGCTTCGGCGGCGGCGCGCGCGCTCTCGCCGTACTCCTCGATGAGCTGGCGGCCGAGGCGCGGCAGAAGGTCCTCCGCGAGCAACTCGCCCGACTCCAGCATCTTGTCGAGCTCGGAGGTGGTGACATCCATCGCCCGCGCGGCGATCTGGAACGCGCCGGGGATCGCCTCACCAAGCTGGCCGCGCAGCTCCTCGGCCGAGACCTTGCCCTTGGACATGACCTGCTCGATGGCCGTCAGCGCCCGCTGCACCTGCTCGGCGGGCAGTTGCAGCGCGGCGGCGGCGGTGGCCACGCCCTCGAAGATCGTCGCCGCCTGATCCTCGATCTCGGTGCCGCGCGAGGCGGCCAGAAGGCCCGACAGGCCCCGCTCGACGGCGACCAGATCGAGGCCGAAACGCTCGGCGGTGTCGCGCGCCGAGCGCATCGCGGCCTCGCCCGCCTCGACGCTGCCGGTGGCCGCGCGGAACCGCGCGCTCATGCTCTCGGCGGCAAACCCGGTGCGCAGCACCTCGCGCGTCAGCAGCCCGATGCCGACACCGGCGATCAGGCCACGCAGGCGGCTCAGGTCAGATCCGAAGCCGCGCGTCTCGCGGCGGGCGCGGGCGGTGTCGCGGCTGTAGCCCTCGATCCGGTCCCCGGCACCGCGCGCCGAGGTGCCGGTGCCGCGCAGCCCGCCGGACGTGGCCGAACTGGCCCTCCGAAGCCGCTCCAGCTCGTCGCGGGCCTGCCTTGTCCCGGCGACAAAACTGCCGGCCTCCGCGTCATATCGCGCCCGGACATTGAGGGTCATCGCACGCCTCCGGCCCCGGCGGGACGGGTCCGCTGCCGACGGTCGCCCAGCACGCGCAGGACCGCCTGTTCCAGCACCTGCAACCGCGCGAAATCATCCGGCCCGACATCAAGCCCCGCCATGCGGGCGACCGCCTCGGCAGGACCGTAATCGAGGCCCGTCGCGCGGCCCTCTGCGTCGCGCCGCCATTGCGACGCCATCGCCAGGAACCAGCGCAACGATGTGGCACACCAGGCGAACACCTCGATCTCCTCCTCCTGTCGCGGCGCGCCCCGGGCGGCGGCGACCATCGCGTCGATCTGTGCCTCGGCCAGCCCGAATGCTTCGAGCTCGGCGCGAAACCTCGCGGGACCGGCGGCGGAGGGCGCGGGCCGAAGCATCGCCTCCGCCGCCCCGGTCAGTTTTTTGTCTCGATCCCCGCCGTTGCGCGCTGATAGGCCTCGGCCACCCCGAGCGTGATGTAGCTGTATCCCATGAGCTGTTCGCGGGCGGTTTCCGAGAAAGGCACCGGCTTGCCGTCGATATCCGTGATGCCGTCCCAGTCGAGCCAGACCTGGCGCATCGCCTCGCGCGGGGTCTCGGCCAGCGCCTGACGCTCCTCCTCGGGCAGGATCAGGAACCGGGCGCGAAAGCTCTGACGTTCGATGCCATCCTCGCCGGGGGCGTTGACCTTGACGGTGGCCCAGGTGGCGGGGCGGGGGTTGAAGCGAAAAGTGCTCATTGCGCGGTGATCCTGAACTCGCCCGTGGTGTCGTCGCGCAGGTAAAGCAGATCGAAGGTCGCGGTGACCTCGTTGTCCTGCTCGCCAAGGTCGGACAGGAAGGCCTGCACCCGGTCGGCGCGGAATTCGACCTGGTTTCCGGCCGTGCCGTTGCGAAACAGCAGCGCCTGTTCAGAGCCGTCGAGCGACCGCGCGAAATAGTCGAAATCCGCCAGCGCCGGGGCGGTCACCACCATCCGGCCCGTGTAGCGCCGTCGCCCGCGCCGCGTGCTCAGGTCGTTGGGGCGGTCGTTATGGATCACCGGGGCCTCGTCCTGCATCGTCAGTTCGCGCAGGATCAGGGCCTGCCCGGCGAAGGTGAAACTGGTGTTGGCATGGCTGACGTGATCCGCCTCGCGATAGGACGCCTGCCCGAGCGCGCCGACATCGAGCGGGCTTGCCGCCACGACGGCGCTGCGCGCCACCGGCGCGCCGTAGATCGCCGTCATCTCGAAATTCAGGCGGGGCAGCTCGCCGTCGCCGGCCTGAAAGCCGACGGTGCCGGTGGCGTTGATCGCCTCCTGCATGAAATCCGCCGCCGCGCCCGGCGCGGCCTGGCTGCCGCCAAAGCCGCCCACGAGCGTCGCCCACTCGGAGCTGGCGTCCGCGCGCGGCGAATAGGCGGCAGAGGCCCCGGCGCTGAGGGTCTCGGACAGTCCGCAGGCCTGCACGAGCCCGCCCCAGAACGGCGCGGAGCCGGGCGCGGCCGCCGCCGACGCCTCCAGCGCTGCGGTGACCCGCACGCGGGGGCGCGCCAGAAAATCCGCACCCGTGGCCCCGGGCGCGCCGTCGATGATGTCGCGGCTCTGCCGGTCCGCCTCCAGCGGGCGGTGCGTGAGCTCCAGCGCCGGGATCAGGTCCGCGCCGGCATAGTCTGCCGCCACGTTCAGGTCGGCCTGAAGTTTGGCGATCAGAAATCGCGTGTCGAAACTCATGGGCATGTCAGCCTCCCGTTATGGTGTCGTGCGTGACGCGCCGCCGGAAGCGGAGCGAGAATTCATCCTGCCAGCCGATCAGCCCGCCGCGCAGCGGGCCGGTCACGAGCTGGCCGTTTTCATGGGTGACCGGACCGCTGGCATAGCCCGGCCCCCAGCCTGCCAGCAGCGGCAGGAGCCGCGCGCGAACCTCTTCGAGCTGGCTGATCGCGCGCCCGCCCGCGTCGCGCCGCAGGTCCTCGGCCAGCGTGATGACGAGGAATGTGGCCTGCACCGCGCTGTGCTGAACGCCGCCCGCAACGCCCGCAGGCCGGGGCCGCTCGGATCCGGGCATGACGAAGGCGAGGGGGCTGCCCGCCGCACCCTCGCGCGCCACGCGGGCCATGTCGCGCGCACCCGCGACGCTGCGGTAGATGCCGCCGCCCTCGATGCGGGCCACGATCGGCGCGAGTTGCAGCACCGGCGCGCTCATTGGAATGCCTCGCGGAAATACGCCTCGACCGTGTCGCCGATATCGGCCTCGTCGCGGGCATCAAAACCGAGGAAGGGGCGCGCGGGGATCTCGACCTGGCCCACGGTGACGAACTGTCCGCCCGGCAGGCGAAAGGCGAGCGCGTTTGCCTCGCGCGGCTTGATGGTCGCGCCGAACTGGTGGGTGGCGGCATATTCAAGGTTGCTGCCCACCTCGACGGCGCGCGGTTCGGCTTCGGTGACAATGCCCCGCTGCAACTGACCACTGTCGATCAGCGTTCTGCCGCCCTCTTCCCGCGCGCGGATCGAGACCGGCCAGGCCGCGCCGTCCGGCCCCTTCGACTGCTCGAAGCGTTCCGAGACGGAGGTTTCCAGCACCGTCCCGATGCGCCTCATCAGCGGCGTCATGTCGGTCGCGCGGCGGATCGCATCCCCAAGGGCCGCGTCAAGCGGGGCCGCGTCGAGGCTGAGCGTCATCGTGACCATCTCAGAACCCTTTCAGGCTGTCGCGGGTGAAGGTGGCAGCGGGGCCTGCGGTCTGCGGGGCATTCGACCGCCCCGGCGCGGTGTCGGCGGGGGTCTCGTCGCCCAGCGAGACCTCGCCGGCATGGGCCCGGCGCAGGAAGGTCAGCGCGTGGTCGTGATTGGCTTTCGCCCCCTCGACCACCGGCGCGCGATCGCCCAGCAGGCGATACCAGGCGAGGGCGGCGGCGTGCACGGTCAGCACGCGCGGCGGATTGGCGGGGTCGTAAAGCCCGGCGACATAGCTCTCGACCTCGGCCACCGCGTCATCCATGGCCACCTGCAACGCGCCCGCGTCGATGCCCGTGACCATGCCGTCGCGGGTGGTCAGTTCCGCCAGGCGGTTCTCGCCGAAGCGGTCGATCATGGCTTGCGCGGTGAGATAGGGCATCAGCGGGTCACCCCCTTCACGGCCCACATCACGGCCTCCTCGGCCTTGGTGCGGGCGATGGCGAATTCGCGGCCCTGCTCTTCGGCGATCTCGTCGAGAAAGGCATCGCCCAAATCCTTGATCGCCTCGATGCGCCGCTTCTCGATATCGCTGAGCTGGCGATAGGCATGCCGCACCGGGCTGTTGCCCACCCGGGCATCATCGGTGCTCTTGATCGTATCGGTCATGACGAACTCCGGCCCTTGTGTTCTGGTGCCGGTCTCTCCCGGCTGTCATGCCTGTTCTTAGGCGACATCCCCTGCCGGTATCCTCAAGAGCCCGGGGCCGCGGCCTGCATCTCTTCCCAGACCGCATCGCGCGCGGCGGCGGTGATCCGGTCGGCATATTCCGGCAGCGCCGCCTCCAGCGCCTCGACAGACGGCTTGCCAGACGACGTGAACCCGTCCCCGGGCAGGGTGTTGATCGCGGTGATCATGGCGGCGCGCAGCGCGTCGTCCATTTCCGGCAGCGTGGGGTCCGGATCCGGGGCATCCCCGATCTTTTCGATCGCGCCCAGGGCCACAAGCCGGTCGATCTCCGCCGGGCCGCCGATCTCGTCCGCCCCCGCCTTCGATCCGAATTCCAGCCGCCGGGCGGCGATCACGGTGTGCTTGATCAGGTATGTCATGGCATCGCCTCCTTACGCCGCGCCCTGGATGAGATAGCCGGTCGCGGGGGCCGCGATGACCTCGCGGACCTGCTCGCCCACGCGCAGCGTGGTCGCACCCCTGAGCCCGACCTTGGGATCGAAGAACCGGCCGGAGACCCGCCCGTCGAACTGCGCGGTCCATCCCCAGGCGGGAGAGGCCCCGTCCGGCCCGGCCTGCGTGTTGCGGTGGATCAGGGCGATATTGGCCCCCCAGACCCGCTCGAACGCCGCCGTCTGGCCCTTGCGGGCGGCGTTGACATAGCTGTCGCCCACGAGGATTTCGCTGAGTTCGAACAGCTCGGCCACCGCCTCGCGGCTGGCGCGGCCCTTGTCGCCGGATGTGCGGTTGATCGCCTTGAGGATATCGGGGTGGGTCGAGAGCGCGGTCCAGGCCTTGCGCCCCATCGCGGCCACGTTCGGGCGCATGATGAAGGTGGCGTCGAGCGCCGCCGAGATCACCCCGATCGGGTCCGAGGCCGGATCGGTGAACTGGCCGGTCCCGGACAGGGCGACCTTCTTGTCGGCGTCGTAATTGGCCGCGTCCTGCACCATCGCGGCGACGCGCTGTTCGCGGTCGAGCAGGGTCAGATGCGTGAGCCCCTCGACGGCGCGCGCCTCCGGATCGAATGCCGAATTGCCCGCCGCGCGCAGGCTGCGCGCCGTGTCGATGTCGCGCTGCGGCACCACGTCGTCGAGGCCGTAGTCGCGGACGCTCGATGTGCGCTCCTCGCCGGTGAACTCGACCTGGTTCACCACGCCCTTGCGGCCCACCTCGGTGTCGGGGACGGTGAACATCTGCTCGGGCGGGAAATACGTCCACTTGAACTCGGGGGCCATAACCGGCACGCGCGGCATCACCTGGTCGGCGATCAGCGCCACGTCGGGGTTGCGATAGTTGACGGCAATCGCGGTCAGGACCGGATCGGCGACAAAGGGGGTGGGGGTGGTCATGGAACAGCGCTCCTATGGATCAGGTGACGGAATGACGGGCGATGGCCACGTCGATGATGTCGTCGGCGACACCGGCCTGCAGCGCGAAGCCAACGGCGACGTTGCCCGCGCCGGCCGCACCGGCGACCGCGCCGCCCGCGCCGCCGCGCACCGGCGCACCGGCGGCGACCGCCCCGGAGAGCTTGACCTCCGCCGAGCCGGACATGATCACATCGACCATGTCGCCGACAGCGGCATCGAGCTGGTCGGTGATGCCGATCGCGGCATCGGCGGCGGCCGTCGCAGGCACGACGCCGCCCGCGCTGCCGAATTTGACGACGGTGCGGCCGGGGATGGCCGCCTCGGCGCGGTAGGATTTGATGAACGATCCGGGATTAGGCATTGTCGGCCTCCATGGTTTCCTCGATCTGGCGGGCGGCCTCGGCAAAGCTCAGCGTGCGGCCCTCGGCCTCGGCGTCCCTGACCAGGCGATTGGCAGCGGCGGTGACGTCGGCGTGGCCGGTGATCCGCGGCGCGGCCTCGCCCCCCGCGCGCTCGCTGAAATCGATCAGCGGCTTGCTCTGCCTGGCCAGCAGGTCGCGGAACCAGTCGCGCGGGCTGGCGGCCTTGCCCTCGGCAAAGCTGACCTCCTCGTCGGCGTCCAGATGCTCCATGAAGGCCGCCATCTCGTCCTTGAGGCCCGGCGCGATGCGCCCGTCCCTGGCCAGCGCCTCAAGCAGGGTGGCGTCTTCCGCGCGCCGCGCGCTGGCGCGGCTCTCGGCAAAGGCGGCTTCCTTCGCGGCGATCTCGGCTTCGCGCGCATCGAGCGCGGCCTGCCGGTCTTCGGGGGTCTGTTTGTCCTTTGCGGACATGTCGGTCTCTCCTTCTTCGGTTTCCGCCAGATCGACGAGGCCGATCAGGTCATCGGCCTTGAGGCCCAGCACCTTCGCAAAACCGCGCAGGCGGGGTTCGGGGGGCGTGGCGATCTCGCCGCGCAGGATTTGCAGGACGGTGCCGCGCTCGATCCCGGCTTCGCTCGCCATCCGCTCGATCAGCGCCGAGCGTTCGTCGGCATCCTCGGCCCGCTCATCCAGCCGGGCATTGAGACGGCGCGACAGGTCGGTTTCGGCAAAGCTCGGCACTGCCGTCTCGCCGCCGCCCCGCTCGATCACGTTGCGCATGAATTCCTCGGTGGTGCGGATGTGCTCCAGCTCATGGGCGGGCACGATCCGGTCGGCCACCTCCTGGCCCTGCGACGACAGCAGCCAGTCGCGCAGACCCGCGACCACCCGGCGCAGCCCGCCAAAACCCGCCGAGGTGATCCCGGCGATCTCGGCCTCGGAAAACTCCAGCTCCAGCGTCACCGCCTCGCCGTCATCGGCGAACTCCGCCGCCCTGAGGCCCTTCACGGCGGGCGGTTGCGCGCCGAGGAAGCCGACATGCTTGAGGTAGTAGCTGCCCGGCGCGGGGTTTGCGGCAGCCT